GTCCCCTCGTCGAAAGGGAGGTCCTGTCCTCCGTCTATCCGCAATTGGTAAACCCTCCCGACAATTGTGGTATGACTCTAAGGGCTACACTAAACAGGAACTAACAGGAGATCAGTTACTGAAGTTCCTATATGGAGATATTATTGAAGAAATACTTTTAACATTAGCTAAACTTTCTGGTCACAGTGTGACAAATGAGCAACACTCAGTGAAGGTAGCAGGTATTAAAGGGCATATGGACGCAGTAATTGATGGGCATGTTGTTGATGTTAAGTCTGCTTCACCGTTTGCCTACAAGAAGTTCTCTAAAGGTAGCCTCCCTTTCGATGATCCTTTTGGATACCTTCAACAGATAGCAGCATACAGTGAAGGTGTACCAGACAACAAAGGTGTAGCCTTCTGGGCTATGAATAAAGTAGATGGATCTCTTACCCTGTATCAACCATCAGAAGATGTACTACCTGATACACAAGAGAGAGTTGATGAACTACATAAGGTATTAGCTCAAGATGAACCACCTGTTAGATGTTATGATGATGTACTAGACGGTAAGACAGGCAACCGTAAGTTAGATATGGGTTGTGTTTTCTGTGACTTCAAGAAGGTTTGTTGGGCTGATGCTAATGGTGGTGAAGGATTGAAAGCTTACAAGTATGCAGCTATTCCTTTCCCTATCTACCTAACTGAGACTATTAAACAACCTAGAGTGGATGAGATAGACATTGCCTAAGAAATTAACTACTAGACAAAGAGCAATCAAAGCAGGGTATAGATCAGGACTAGAAGAGCAAACAGCTAAAGCCCTCAAGAAAAAGAAAATCAAATTTAGTTATGAGTTACTCAAGATTAAATGGGAAGACTTCAAGATAAGAACCTACACACCTGACTTTCAATTACCTAATGGAATAATAATTGAAACCAAAGGTAGGTTCACAGCTGCAGATAGACGCAAGCATTTAGAAATCCAGAGACAATACTTTAGTGGGTACGATATCAGATTTGTATTCAGTAACAGCAGGGCTAAGTTGTACAAGGGTGCTAAGAGTTCTTATGGTGACTGGTGTAAGAAGAATAACTTTTTATATGCAGATAAAGAAATACCTCAGGAGTGGATAGATGAATAGTAGTTTAGCTAACAAACTAATAGATAGGTTTAGCATAGAAGAGATAGCTGAGGTTGTAGGTATCACACCTCACATGTTTGTCCAAGCATTTGCTGAGGATATAGTAGACAATCTAGATTCTTTCGGGGAGATAGACTTAGGATTTTTAATAGAGAAAGAAGAAGAATGACAATAGGATTTAGAGACTACCAGAAGAAAGCAGTTAGCTTTGCAATCTATCCAGCTACACATAAGGTCTTGTACCCTACCTTAGGTTTATGTGGTGAGGCAGGGGAGGTAGCTGAGAAGGTTAAGAAACAAGTAAGAGACGGTGTGTTTAACAGGCATGAAGTAGCTAAGGAACTAGGAGATGTGTTGTGGTACTTAGCTAATCTAGCCAGTGATATTGGTTATAACTTAGACGAGATAGCTGCCATGAATATTGACAAGCTTTCAAGTCGTAAGGACAGAAACAAGATACAAGGTTCAGGGGACAACAGATGAAGATATTAAGAGCAATAGGTAGATGGTTTTATAGATTTATTAACTACATGATTACTTGGCAGCTACATAGGGATACAGCTAAACATTTAAACAAGTTAACAGACAGAGAACTAAAAGACATAGGTCTTACAAGGGGTGAGATAGATCGAATGATTTGGTTTAAAGAAGACAAACAGGATAGAGGGACTAAAGAATGAGCAACAACTACCTACCAACTGACTACCAATCTTTCATACACAAGTCACGGTATGCTAAGTACATAGAAGGTAAAGGCCGTGAGTCTTGGAGTGAGACTGTAAACAGGTACATGACTAATGTTGTAGGTACTTTAGTGGATACTGTAACTAAGAAAGAATTAGAGAAGTCTATCCTAGACTTAGGTGTTTGCCCTAGTATGAGATCCCTCATGACTGCGGGCAAGGCTGCTGATCGTGACAATGTTTGTATGTATAATTGTAGCTACTTAGCTGTTGATGATGTCAAAGCATTTGATGAAGCTATGTTTATATTATTATGTGGTACTGGTGTAGGGTTCTCAGTTGAACGTCAGTCAGTACAAAAGCTACCTGAAGTGCCTAAGTTGTATGAGAGTGAAACAAACATAGTAGTTAAAGACAGTAAAGAAGGTTGGGCTAAGTCTCTCCGACAGTTGATTGCTTTACTCTACAGTGGTGAGATACCAACATGGGATGTATCTAAGGTACGCCCAGCAGGTGCACCTCTCAAGACATTCGGAGGTAGAGCATCAGGTCCTGCTCCTTTAGTGGATTTGTTTAACTTTACAATTGAGACATTCATTGGTGCTCAAGGACGTAACCTATCATCTATTGAGTGTCACGATATTATGTGTAAGATAGGTGAGGTAGTTGTTGTAGGTGGTGTACGTAGGTCAGCTATGATATCTTTATCTAACTTATCAGATGATCGTATGAGACATGCTAAGTCAGGTTCATGGTGGGAAAGTAATCCACAAAGAGCATTAGCTAACAACTCTGTTTCATATACTGAGAAACCCGATAGCCTATCCTTTATGAGAGAGTGGATGTCTCTTGTTGAATCAGGTTCAGGTGAACGAGGTATCTTTAACAGACAAGCATCTAAGGTACAGGCTCTAAAGAATGGTAGACGTGACACTAACTATGAGTTCGGGACCAACCCTTGCAGTGAGATAATTTTAAGGCCGTCTCAGTTCTGTAACTTAACTGAAGTTGTAGTAAGAGCAACAGATAATATAGATACCTTGTCTGAGAAAGTTAGGTTAGCTACTATCTTAGGTACTATTCAATCTACGTACACTAAGTTCCCTTACCTTCGTAAAGTCTGGAAAGATAATACAGAACAAGAGAGACTGTTAGGTGTCTCACTAACTGGTGTTATGGATAATCCGTTGATGACCTTAAAGAACAAAGGATTAGAGAAGACACTTGCTCACCTAAAGAAAGTTGCTGTAGATACAAATGCTGAGTGGGCTGATCGTTTAGGTATACCAGTATCTACTGCTATAACTTGCAATAAACCTAGTGGTACTGTGTCACAGCTTGTAGATAGTTCTAGTGGGATTCATGCTAGACACTCTAAGTATTATATCAGGACTGTACGAGGTGATAACAAAGATCCATTGACACAGTTCATGATTGATCAGGGTATACCTAACGAACCTGAAGCATTTAAACCTGAGCAAACTACAGTGTTTAGTTTTCCTATGAAGGCTCCTACAAATGCTGTAGTTACTGCTGACATGACTGCTATCGAACAACTAGAGATGTGGTTAGCTTACCAACGTCATTGGTGTGAACACAAACCATCTGTTACTATTAATGTTAAAGGTGATGAATGGTTTGAGGTAGGTGCATTCGTTTACAAACACTTTGATGAAATGTCAGGTGTATCTTTCCTACCTTACAGTGAACACACGTACCAACAAGCACCCTACCAAGAGTGTGACAAGACAGGTTACCTAAGGATGTTAGGACAGATGCCTAACAGAATTGATTGGTCTAAAGTCTCTGAGTATGAGAGTGAAGACAACACATCAGGTAGTCAAACCTTAGCCTGTAGTGGTGACAGTTGTGAGATAGTAGACTTAGTATAATGTTGACTTCAGTAGGAATATATATAGCAGTAGTACTAGCTCTTGGTTTAATCCAAGGGTTAGTATAAACAGAAAGGTTACCATGTATACAGTAATAACTAAAGACGAATGTCCCTTCTGTGGATCAGCAAAGACTTTACTTGATAAAGTAGGACAAGGTTACACAGAGTATAACGTACAGACCCAGAGTTCTAAGTGGATACTGACGTTACTAAAGAAAGCAAATGTTAAAACTGTACCACAAATATTCTCATCAGATGGTTCACTGATTGGTGGGTATGCAGAGTTAAGAGTATTCCTAGATCCAGAAACTACAGAAGGAAGAATATAATGGTTATGGTTAAGAGGCCTTTCAGCAAGGCTTTGTATGATGCTTACGATGGCAAGGCTAAGGATAGATTAGCTGCTTACCTTGAGAGTGTAGGACATACAATCGTCAGCACAAAGGAGGACTACAACGTAGATGTTGTTTCTCGGAAAGGTAACTACACATACTTCAATGAGGCTGAAGTTAAGACAGGATGGAAAGGTGAATGGAATACTAACTGGGCTGAGATAAGATTGCCTGAACGTAAAGGTAGGTTAGTTAAGCTTTACAAACAACAGAATGGTGTGTTAAACTTCTATATCTTCAGAGCTGATATGAAACAGGCATGGAGAATTAAAGATAACTTACTAACTCAGGATGGACTGAAGGAAGCTAAAGGTAGATACATTACCAAGGGAGAGAAGTTCTTCCATATTCCTTACACAGATGCTGAGTTAATTACTTTAGATAAGGAGGCTGCCTAATGGCTAAGTGGAACTTAGATGCACAACGTGAACACCCTATGATGGAAGAAGCAGAAGAAGATGTTGTCAACCAACCACCTCACTACGGCAACGGTAAGATAGAATGTATTGATTACATGAAAGATAACATGGATCACATGATGTTTATGGGATACCTAGAAGGTAACTGCAAGAAGTACTTACACAGATACAGGTACAAACAGAAACCCTTAGAAGATCTTCGTAAAGCTAGATGGTACTTAGATAAATTAGTAAAGGAAATGGAAGGTGAATAATGTTTACCCCGATTATACTACTGTGTTACCTAGAGACAACAACCTGTATGACTTCTAACGATCCTGTAGTCTACGATAATCTAGAAGACTGTGAGTATAGTTTAAGGATTGGTGTACAGGAGTTACTCAAAGCTAAGGATTGGAATATAGAATCAGTCCAGTGTTTAAGTTGGTACATAGATACTTAAAAAGAAATAAGCCCCTCGGATTTCTCCTTGGGGCTTTTACTATGTTATACTATAACGTTGGTATTAGTAACCTGATTTCTTCTTAACCTTCTTCTTCTTTTTAGATGATGCTTTATGACTTGCACCCTTCATTAGTTTACCATCTGGCATGTAGTGATAACCTTTAGGTGCTTTCTTCTTTTTCTTTGGCATGTTCTTTCCTCTCATTGTTTAGATGCCCACATGTTATCAATCATGTTAGGATATTTTCTACCAGCTCTAGATGCTCTAGCTCTAGCCTTCTTCTTCTGACCATCTGTTAAAGGTTTAGACTTACCTAAAGACTTAGGACGTTTCTTTTTCCATATAGGTTTCTTATCTGCCATTACCACTTCACCTTGTTTGCCCAATAAGCTGCACTCATCTTACCCTTTTTAATGTTCTTAGCATGACGTGCTTTAAATGCTTTATTTCTAGCTGATCCATCAGGACTACCCTTAACACCCTTCTGTCCAAAACGTATAGTCTTTATCTTGTCACCTTCTTTAGCAACTACAACGTGTGATTTAGTTGCATGACTAGGAGTAGCCTTAGGTTTATTGTAACCTGATACCCCTGCTCGTTCTAGCCTTGGGTCTTTCTTCTTTGCCATTCTATCCTCTTTAGTTTAAGGGGTTGTCTACCAGTGAATCATATGCTTTCCATATATCATCTATTTCTGTTTGGTATTTGTCAAGTTTATTATCCAAACTATCAGTGATCCCAGTCGATCTCTCAACCTGACTACGTAAGTCAAGCAACTCTTTCTGTTGTTCCAAGATTGTTTGCATCTGTGTACTAATCGTTGACAACCTAGTGTTAAGCCCTCTAACATCATTATCCTGTACCGCCTGTTCTAGTGTTTGTATTCTTGAACTCAGCTCTCCTGCCTTGCTATCAAACGAACCTGACTTAGTTACAACTGTTTCTATACCTGACTCAACAGCATAGAACCTTTGCAATGTATCATATCCGTAGTAGATACCTCCACTAAGAGAACCTAGTATGGGCAGGGCAGCAGCTATGTACCACCCTTTGAATGTAAACCCACCAACTTTTACTTCTGCATCTTCTATCATAGCTATCCTTACATACCTGCTGAAGCTGATCCATGTTGTAGGATGTATGATGCAGCTCCATAAACATCATCAGCATCTTTCATGTCATCTGTTAGGTAACCATTCCAACCTGTACCATAACCTGAGTCATCCCAAGAGATAACAAACTCATCAACTGCTTGTGTATATGTAATAGCTGTGTAAGTACCAATCATGATACTGTTGTTAGCAGTATACGTATCAATACTAGCTGTTAACTCTGTGTTGTTTGCTGCAGCCATGAATGCACCAGCTTGTTGAGCATAGTCAGCTACTGCATCTACTGCATTGTTATAGTCAGCAACCTCTGAAGCATCTAAACTGTATTCATCTGTAGCTATCATCTCTTGTAGTGCTACTTGCTCAGGCTTTGTGTCAGCTTCTTCAGCAACAGAAGCAACAGATGTAGCAGTCATTAACACATTTGTTGCATCACTTAGTACATCAACAGCATCTACTAAACTATTCATTGCAGCTGTGTGTTCTTGTATAAACAACTGATTAGCATTAGTAGCTGTAGCATAGTCATGATCTAACACATTCTGTCTAGCATTCTCGTAAGCTGCAAGCATTGCTGTAGTTACTTTAGATCCATCTAATGCACCATCAACTATTACACCACCAACCTCAGCATAACCTACAGCACCTATGCCTAAGTTTAAAGAAAGCTGTAACCGATTGTCTATAATATCTATAGTATTAATCAGTGACTGTATCTTCTGGTCCCCTGTTTGACTGTAGTCTGGTGGTTGAATTGACTCTGCGAGTACTCCTGAACCGTTCACTAAGACTGCGAGTGTCCCTGCTAGTGTTAGTTTGTTTAGTTGTTTCATCTGTTAAATCCTCTCCTATACGTAACAGCTTATCCCAAAACTTCTTGTTGTCTTCGTACCCAACAATAAACACGTCAGGATTTTCTCTATACTTATCTACTGCTTTCTTACCCATCAGTAGTTTACCAGTTACAACATCCATAATAGGGCAAGGTGTGGATGCTAGTATCATTGCCTTGAATACATTAGGATCATCACAGATAATACTTATCCCTGATACCTGTAAACCTAGACCACCTAGTTGTTGTGGTGTACCTAGTAACCTACTGTTCTTTCTTCTGTTACAGTACTCATCTTGTTTCATCGTACCTTGTGAGTAACCAAACAGACTAAGTTGTAAACCAGATGTTGTTGGTAACAAACAACTGTCATTACCTCCACCACCCATAACTGTAGGTGCTATTGCTGACATAACTGGTGCTGCTTCACCTGCACCTGTAGCATTATAGTTGTTAGTTGTACTATCAGTATTATTGTTACTACTTACAGTTGAGTCTTCGTAGTTGTTACTGAAGTCACCTAGTGTTACATCCTCAGCTAGTGCAATCGTCACCAAGGACAGCTTTAAAATCAGGATCTTGGCAGAGAAGCTTAGTAGCTGCTTCAGGGTTACCAAGAAGGGAAAGTGTTCGAGCATTTAAGTTTCTCTGACATTTGGGTTCATTGTTAGGACAAACAGATGGGTACTCTATGATTGTAGATGTACAACCAGTTAGGATAACTGAGAGTAAGATACATTTACTTATCTTTAGCATTCATAGCTTCCATCATTATACGTATAGACTTAATGTTCTCGTCTATACGAGCTAGAGTTAGAGCCTGGGATTGTACTACAGTCTCTAACCTTTCAATACGTACCTCTTGCCTGAGTATTTCCTTAGTGTTATTCTTTACGTTGTTATCTAAAGATGATACATACCAAACAAGGGCTATGGTTTGACACACTATAGCTACAACTAATGTGATGGGTACTGACTTAGAGAGATGCCATTCTGTGTCTTTGTTTATCATTTAGTAAATCCTGCTCCGAAGTATAGGCCAACTATAGCTGACACAATGTGAGTATCCAATGGTGTTATGACAAAGCCAGATGCAGCTTGCCATCTTACAGTCTCGTTAGCACCGAGAAGCCAGTTAATTATACCACCCTCTACCTCAGTGTAACCTACAATTACATTTACTTCAGGGTAAAATACAGCAACTAACTTAGGTAATACTATGATAGCAAACACAGCAGACAGAGCTATGAGCCTACGTGTCCAAGCAAAGTGTTTGTCATTCTTACCTGCATTACGAGCCTCATCTACAGCACCCCTGTTGAACTCAGCTCTTTGTAGTAGCATCTCGTTCTGTGCTTGTTTAGCTTTAATACTTTGTCCCCATATGGACATGACCCCACCGAGAACGGTAGAGCCTAGCATTGTAATTAGTTCTAATGGTAATCCAAACATTTATTTAGTTCCTTCACTCTTCAAAGCATTAGCTACAGCATCCATCCTAGGTATGATACCTGATCTACCTCTTTGTTCAGCAGTTAGATATTCTTTATTATCTAAGAACTCAGTTGCAGCTGCTTTAAATTTACCTTGGTTAATAAGTTTTATTGTTGCTGGACTTCCTGACATACCACCCCTAAACCAACTCTGTGCTATCTCAACCCTTAACTCTTCAGATAGTTTATCAAAACTGGGTATAGCTGAACGTATAGAGGGTAGTCTTTTAAGTATATCTTTTTCTAAGAGATCTAATGCCTCTTCTTTATTAATCTTCTGGTTAGGTTTTACATCTTTACCGTAGTGTCCGTACCCATAGGTGAGAAACTTCTCATCTTTAACAGCTTTGTATGCTGTAGGACTAAATTTCTCTAGAGATATTAGCCTTTCAGTTAAGCTATCCATAAAAGTGTCAACAGCTTCAGCATCTTCTGCACTTTGTCTAGCTCTACTATCTATAGTTTTACCTATAACATCTACAACCTCATCACCCTCCCAGAAGTTTTTCTTTTGGACTACCTCATCCCTTTCCCAGAAATCAACCATCCTAGTTACTACCTCTTTTAATCCTAAGAGTAGGATCGTTACCAACCCTATAGTAAGAACCAGACGGTATATCATTGTACTGTCCCTCATCTTTAACTGTGTACGGCTCGGCTTCAGAACCTAGTGTAGGTAATTGTTCTTGTTGTATCTCTGGTAATTCTGGAGCATTTACTTCCATGTTAGCAGCTCTTTGAGAAATTGCATCAACAGCTCTATTTAAGTCACCTTGTTTAACAGATTCACTTATAGCACTAACAGTAGCAGAGTCATCTCCTATAACTTCAGGTATAACATCTAACTCTACTTTAAGTTTGTTTGCCATGTCATTGAATTGTTTAAATCTTACAGGAATGTTCTTAACTTTATTAAGTTGTGGAACCATTCCTTTCCATAGAGCACTATCTAATATTTCTGTAGAAGCTAAGAATGTATCGTAAGCTGTATTCGATATTGATCCACCTATATTAGTGGCTTCCATAGAAGGTGAGATAGTTTGCCCTTCAGTACCTGAAACTAAAGCTTCATATCCTAACACTGGGGCAACAGATGGAGGAGAAAGCTGTAGTCTATCTCTTATTCTATCTCTTGCTCTAAGACCATCGTTTATCAAAGCATTAGTATCACCACCATAGTATCTATCTACTATAGCATTTAAAGATTGCATACCTTTGTTGCTACCTGTAAACACAAAAGCACCTGTCTTACTGTTTAAACTAACATCAGGTATTGTTTGCACATTACCTGCTGCTTTTACACCGTAGTTAGCAGCTGATTTATTTAAAGCTTTAGTCATCATAGCTTTTAAGGCATTACCTTCATCTTCATCTAAGCTATTTATAATCTTAATATTAGTATTAGAGAATAAGCTATCTAGAGATGCACCTGCTGGTTGGTTGTCTAGTGTAGAGAGAAGGTATGCTTGGTTTGTTATACTGGTATTAAAAGCACTTACCCCTTCAGGAATGTTTGTTATCTGATCTGGTACTGATCCATACCCTTCTATTAACTTAGACTGAGCAGTAATTGTTTCTAATTTTTCTTCATTAGACATACCACTATATTTTTCTTCTAAAGATGTAGGCATTGGCAAGTCTTCTACTGTACTAGCAACAGGTTTTTCATCTGGACCTACACCAGTATACCACTCAGATACAGAAGGATCTAAGTCTAAGCTTTCAAAAGATACAGTATTCTTAGAATACGTAGCTAATTCTTGAGTAGTCAAAGGTGCAATCTGAGCAGCTATTTTATTCATCATCTCAGGACTGTTCATAGCTAAGATAGCTAAAGGATTCTTTCTTGAAGTACTAAGTGCAATGTTAGCAGCAAAAGCCTTAGCTTGTGTAGTAGCATTCTCTAAGTCATACTTCTCTATTGTATCAAACATAGCATCAATTGACTTTTTCTTTGTATCCATCTGCTCCCATAGGTCAGCATTACGTCCACCTGCTGGTTTACCAAAGGCTGGTTGAGATGTTAGCATAGTATATGAGGCTCTTATTGCAGCTAACTCATTTAAATCAAAGTTACCCTGATCTATTTCTACTTTAAGTATAGCTTCTAGTGTACTGGAAACATTATCTAAAACTTGCATGTTGCCAGAGAAACCTTTTGAGAAGTTTCTGTTACCTTGTATTACTGAGACTTGGGCTGCTGAAGTGTTCATCTGAAAAGTGCCTACTGCTAGTTGAGTAGCTTCTTCTACAGTAATTGGTTTACCTGCTTCTTCAGCTTCATCTAATTCTATTTGTATTAAACCAGATTTAGTAGCATTACTCTGCTCATTAAATAAATTAGTAGCTATGTCTATAGGTTTATCAGCTTGTACAGGTACAGCAAATATATCTTCTCCTAAGGTATTAGTTACAACAGATCTTTGTTGTTCATTTAAACCTAAGTTAGAAAGAGGTTGTGCATACTTCTGAGATACAGCATCAGGTGACATACCACCTGCTAAGTCAGTTTGAGCATTTCTAAGTAGATTATTAAACTCATCTCTATCTCTTTCTGTTTGTGTAGGACCTTTAACTGTAGTCTTTGGCCTAGTATTGTATGCCTTTAACAAGCCAGCACCTAAGTTAAGGGCAGTAGTAGCATAACTAGGATCATCTACAGGTTTCTCAAAAGCTGATGCTCCTCGTATATCTTGTTCAGGTCTAAATGCCATTCTCTATTCTCCTTGAGCAGCTTTTGCTGTTAGTCGGGCAGCTTTAGATTGCCCTTCGGTTCTTTTTAACATGTCAGTTATAGTATTAATATTGAGTATAGCAGATATAAGTTTCTCTTGATTCTTTTGAGAGAACCCACCATCATAGATTAAAGATAAAGCATCCTCATATTTTCTTTGACCTTCTGCCATTTTCTCTGGATCACCAGTTCTAATTAACTCAAGTCCTGCGTCAGCATATCCTTGTGTGTCTTTACGTGCTTGTCTAAACTTTGGATCTTCTCTATAAGATATATCATTAGCATCATAGTAATTTAATACTCTCATAGGAGAGCCTCCACCTACCATAGTAGCTAATAAAGGAAGGGTAACTTCTTCTTTTGAGAACTCACCAGCTACACCTCTACGTTTACTACGATACTGTCCTGTTTCTATTAACTCTTTTATTTTAGAGTATGTATCATAAGACTTAACACCTCTTAACAATATCTGTAATTCATGGTCTGCTATTGTGTTCCAAGATTTAAAAACATATAAACTTTTTACAATATTCATAACAGCTCTGTTAGCCTCTGTGAAGAGTTGTACAGAGGGTCCACCTACTATTTCGAGTGCAGGATCTTTAGAAACTAAATCAGAGTACTGTCTAACTATTCCATTTAAAGGAGAGATACGAGTACCTAAGGAAACATCTGTACCTGCCATTTTTGATAATGCAAGGTCAAACAGACCAAACTTTACACCGTTTAAAACAGCTACAGCATTTTCATCTTCTGGATCTATACCTAAAGCAGCCATACCAGCAGTAAATTTAGGTGTTCCTCCCATTCCTCTAAGACCAAACAAGACAGTATTAGCTGCTGCTAGTCTAGCTCTTTCAATCTTATTTAAATCTCTACCAATAAGTATATTGTCAACATATCTTAAAGAATAAGACTGCCACTGAGTAGCTAAGGCAAGAATAGAGTTTTCTTGGTAACGTCCTTTTTGTCCAGAGGTCATACGGAAAGTAAGGGCTTGTTCTCTGTTTGATACGTATTGGATACCCTTCTGAGAGAATACACTTTTAGAAACTCCCTTAGCATTGTGTTCCATAACAGCTACGGCTGCTGCTGTAATACGTCCGTAAAGTTCACCACCTTTAAAAGGGGTAAGTCCTATCTCTAAGGCTTCGTTTACAAAAGTTTTACTACTGTTAATAACAGCTCCACTACGTTCTAGAGTAGTTGCACCTATAATATCTCTACCTGATTCTCTTATATATCTAACAGTGTCTGTCAGTTCTTGCTTAGTCATAAGTATAGCACCACCATTTTCTTTCATAGTAGTTTCTATAATATTTGCAATGTCTGCATCAGCAGCTTTTTTAGTTTTAAATAGAAGTGCTGCAATAATTGGTACATTAGGTGCAGCTTTTAAACCGTACTTAGGAGATATAGCTGTTATTTGAGCAACGTGAGATGCGTTAAGAACAAACTGATCTACGTTACCTGTACCCATTTTCATATGAAAGGCTATAGCTCTTGCTTTTCCTGTTGCCCCACTTACCCAATCTTCAGGTTTAGTTATTGCT